GTGTCAGGGACAATTTTAACAGGACCAGATTCAATCCTTATGGTTTGAGCAGGTGCAGTCTCTGATGCCTTAGCAATAAGAAACTCCATATCTTTTTTAGATATGTTAGCACTACCACCTTCACTATCTTTCTTTTTCTTACCTCCAGCGGACACGCCAAAAGTAGCTAAAGTTCCTGTGAAGACCGAAGCTATAAAGGTCGGATCAATTCTCTCTCCTCGTTCGTAGCCTGGTATTTTAACGTAATTTAACGTCAAGATTCCTGCGGACCACACAAGGACTATCACTCTTATTAGTGTTGCTAAGTATTGAAGTTGCTCTTCCTTATCCTCAGCTACCTCTTTGAGTTTACCTAGAGGACCTTTCTTTTCCTCTTTCTTTACATCAGCCATTATATTATTGTGACTAATTCTATGTAGCTACTTTACCACGTAAGGTGTCAAACTGTCAAGGGCTTTCTTCATAGCACCTTTAAGTTCATCATAATTTTCATTGAGTGCAGAGTTAATACCACTGAGTACTATTTCTTCTTGCTCTGGTAAGTCTACTAATGCGTCATGCACTGTTGATACACTGTTACCATGTAGTATAGTCTCATAGTTTCCAAATGTTTTTGAATTAAACTTAGAGAACAGTGATGGATCCCAATGATATATCATGTTAAAGAACCCACTCTCCTGTTGATATACCTCACCGTTCATTACTATAGTCTGACCATCCCATTTCTTAGCACCTGTAGCTTCTGCTGCAGTGTCTGGACGATCAAACTTTGTCATCTCATTTAAAATATTAATTGCTTTGATAGGACTTGAGCAGAAGATAATAGTTTTATCTACCGATGATAATCTAATTACTTTTTTCTTATCGTTGATTGGTTGTGCAGCAACAGTCGGCAATATAAATCCACCAAACACTTTAGTGCTAGGTAAGGAGTACTCACTCATGTCACCATAAAAAACTGCTGTACCTCTGATCAGTACAACAGGTAGTCTACTACTTCTACAAATCATGTAGTGTAGTCTGGATTGTCTTACACTCTGAGAGTATGATATAAATTTATGTCCACCTTCAGCACACCACTTCTCACAAAAAGCTCTGACTGCAGGTGATGTACCAACGTAATGCACTGTTGCTTTATGACTTGGGAAACCAATGTCAAATGTCTTTAATGCTGATGCAGCAGTTGAAGGCACTGCGTCTGCGTCTGCCTTAACTACAATGTGTGGTAGCCAGTCCATCTAATAAAACCTTTTTAATTATTTATGCTCCGTCATCATGATCCCATAGATGTCTCATATCATCTGGTTTCTGAGGAACCATGAGATATTTATTACCATCAGATTTGGTGACTAATATGGGTTCACCATCCTCTGCTAACTTGGTATAGTGATCTTCTTTTTGTTTAAGTTCTTCTTCTTGTATTTCAATCATTGAATTACCCTCCAAAAATCTCCTTCGTTAAAATATGTGGGACGTTTAAGAGACACTCTACTCGATGGAACCGTAGATGTCAAGCTCGTTGTTTGACCTAACCATAGTATTGGTTCGGTGACAGGTTGCTTCATAAAGTGACAATCAAAGATAGATGACTTGATACCAAGTCTCCTTCTGTTCTCTGGTTGCTCTTCCCATACATCATACTCTAGAGTAATTCTAGGTAGGTCATCGCCTGGGAAGACTCCGTGTATATAGTAAGGTTTATGTGTTAAAAATGAACCCTCTACTGGAACTGTATAAACCGCTTCAGTTGGAGGGAAATGTCCTAGTTCATTTTCGTGTTTGCCCACATAACTGTCTAGGATAACAGAAGGGTTAAGATGGTTGCATAAAAAAGTAGTAGTGGTGCATGATGGGTATCTCATCTGTGCAGTCCTCATCCTATGGTGCTCATCATGACTAGCATGTAGTGCTATCATTTCAGTCGGGTTGTCCATGATATGAAACCACCATTCAAATCCTATAACCTTAGGGTACTCATCTGATAGATAGAAATCAAATGAATCTTGAATATATTTCTCAAGAGTATTTTCAGGCTCATCATGAATACCTAACCAATAATTTCCTTGAAAATCTCTCAGCATTTCAACTTCATTCCTGAGGTTGACGATGGAAGATGGATCTAATATGTCCTTATAATATCTCATCTAATATCTACATCAATCATTCGAGTTCTTCTTCTCTTCGGTGCTTCTGTCCCTAGTCTAGGGATCTCTGCTTCCTCTCTTGGTTCAGTCAATGCTACGACATAACTCATGTCCATTCCACCATACGTATCGCCACAAACATATGTCTGGTTGTCACAACCACACATCTTATAATCATGCTCGTGTTTAGACTGTATTGTGTTGTTGCATTTAGTGCAAGTTACTGTTGTCATTTGTCTTTAAAAATATCTACGAATAGAAATAACATATCATCATCAGAATAATTGTATCCTTCATGCACGTGATCCATAACGTCATAAATTTGAGGTACTCCTTCTTGCCAAAAGATTTTTCGTCCTCTCCAAATCATATAACAATCTTTAGATGGTATGTATAATGGTATTTGTATTCGTCTGTAATGAATTCCGTATACTGGTGGATCTTTATGGGGTCCTAGTTCTGTGCCAGGCTCAAACAACGATACAGTTGCAAAGCATATCTCTGGACTGTCTAAAATCTTTGCTGCTTTCTCGTCTTCAACAACAGAACGTCTTACCCCGCCACCATTTTTGTTCTGTGCTTTCAACCAGCAGAAATATATATCCTTGTTAGAATAACCAACAGCAGTTGGAGCTCTCCGTAAGGGAAAATCTGTTCTTGATGCCCATTCATAAAGATAATCTACATCACTTCTTTTCATATTCATCAAGGACTAATATAGTTGGGTTCCCTTCTTCTACCCATTCATTCCACTCCATGTACAAATCATATGCTTCATCATAGAGTTGTTCTAAAAGCAATTGCTCTATTCTATCCTGCATCCAATCGAGCAGGAAGTCTACTTGTTCTTTAATCTCAGGTGATGCGTTGCTCATTGTAGTAATCCTTTCGCATGTATCTTCCAAGAATATTACTGTTGTAATAGTTCTCGTTCTCACTCAATACATTGTTTAAAAATAGTTGTCGAGTCTCTTCGTAATTAACCCAACCCTTTGTAGTATGTAGTGATATTATTTCTCGTTTGAAACATTCGTTTCCAATAGACTTTCTATCGGCAGTAAGTTCATCACTACTCCCATAGTATTTTTTCCAGTCACTTTCAGACTTAACTTTCCTAGACTTACCTCTAGGCTTTCTGAACTGGTAGAAGTATTTTCTACCGATGTATTGCTTACCTGTTTGGAGATTAGTAATCCTGTAGACAAAACCGAAGAAGTCGCCAATGTCGTCAGAAGTAAAAGGTTTACCCTCATATAACCAGGCGTTTTCGTAAACTCCTCCTTCAACCATTTCATAATTTTCATTCTCCTTTATATAGGGTCATACCCTCATGCCAATTTTTGAAACTCATCAGAGGCCATACAGAATAAGCAAGATTTGCTTCTCTATACCCATCACCTTTCCAAGTAACACCACTGTTATAGTCACTGTAAGTTACCTCTTCACACTGCTCTAACTTTAATGCAGTAGCCATATCAAGGAACTTGTCAAAGAGAGGGTCATGAAAGATTATATTCTTAGCATGTTCCCAGAAAGGTGTGTCATACTTAGATCCAAATTGATAATGCCATAGAATAAAGTTCTGAATTTGTTTTATGTACCTCTTCATCCCCTTGACAGCATCCTCTTTGGTGAGTTCTCCTTCTATTATAACACGAAACGTACGACGTGCCCACTCTAAGTAAGTTTCTGTTGCAGTAGACTCCATTGGTTCTAAAAAGAATAGTCTATTACCTTGAAGTATTACTCTATCATCAATAGGATTCATATGCATATAATTATTAAACGTCTTGTGACCTTTGACCTCTACGTCAAAAATTTGCCCAAAATTTTTTTCAGCATCCTCTGTTTTTGTAATCTCATTATTGTATAGGTAACCAACAGCACCGTTATGTGAAGGCGAACTCTCATCCATAGGTATAACAAAAGCCCACCCATCAGGAGTTGCAACATGCCTACTCCATAACTCTTTACTATCCCACTTAGGTTTGCCTAGGATGGCAGCGTTGATAGGACTTTGAAGCTTAGTGTACCCAGTAAAATCTTTAGGTGTACCTCTACAATCAAAAACATAATCAGCATCAACATCTTTCGGGTCTACATTACCCTCTACCACATTGAAGCGACCTGATTCTAATGCAAACTTCTGCACCTCACAAGGACAGAAGTGCATTGCTAATGTGTTAGCAGGGAAGGCATGTAT